ACCGCGTCGTAGAGCGCATGATCAGTTGCCCCGGACCGACCTTTGATCCACACGAGGTCGGGCGTAAAAGCAATGCTGGTTGGTGTGCTGCTGGCGTAGGGAAGCGTCAGGCTTGACCCAGTGCCGGTGTAAAGCACCACATCCATCACCGTCGAAGGCTTTGTGACTAATGGGGCGGGCAGGTTTGCCGTGCAGAGCGCCTTGAAGCCGCTGGGGGCCGTGTAGGCGAAAGGGCGTTGGCCGAAGTTAAAATCTAGCTGGCACGTTCCAGTGTTTTTGTACGGTCGGGTGACTATTTGGTATGTTCCCGCCGAAATGGAATACATAGGATTTGCGCCAGTGACGGGATTGCTTGATGCAAACCAAGTCCCGTTCTTTCCGGTAAAGATCTTGTTGTTGTCAAGATCAACGGCAAACATCAAAACATCGCCGGCGGCCAAAGTACTGCCATATGCCGTAAATGAAGTACTATTGCCCTTGTTTCCGGTTTCCAATTGATATGCATATGAATATGATTCGTTACCAGGGTAAGTGTTAGTTCCGTTATTTTGGCTGATACCCACAAGCGAAAAATCGCCAGCCGTTGTCAACGTTACTTCAAAGTACCATTTGCTTGAGGATACGCTGATCGTTGAGTTTGACTGATAAGAGCCAGAGCCGCCAGCGCCTGTGACCGCTAAGTTTCCATTGGCGAGAGTGAGGCTACTGTTTGTTGCCAGCGGATTCAGCGTCGCATAATTCCCCCTAACCTGACCCCCCACGCCCGTATCCGTCTGCGCCCCATTAGTGGGAACGTCTACAAGGGAATCAATGCCTGCGCCGCTCTCCTCTTTGAGGATGACGCCATCGACACGGATCCCGCGCCAGTTCAACCCGCCTGAATCCGCCTGCAGCCGAATTTTGGTGATGGTGCCAGAGCCGGTTGCCAGCGTTACCCAAGAGTTCGCATTAACAGTGTTGATCAGAGATCCACCGTTTAACTGCCATCGTGCGTTGTATGGCGGGTTGGGACTGCCTGACCCCATTACCTCAACTGATGAGGAGTATGGAATCCCTACAGGAGGATTAAATTCGATCGATGCAGCCCCAGTGGCGATTGTTGCGTCAGCGCTAGCTGTGCCATCAAGGATTCGCTGTGCGTTAGTAAGCCCGCCAGACGATGTAATCGAATTGGCAGTTGTATAAGTAGTAGCGGCAACTGTAAGGTTAACCGGCGTCCAGTTATTCGCCGGGGAGTTGCCACTAGTGTCCTTCCCTAATGTGGTCGCGGTGTTGCTGCTGTTGTCCGCAAACTCCAGGTGCCAACCTTGCGAGCCGTATGATCCCGAGAACGCCTTGGGGATGAGCTGGCCGGTGGTGGCGTCGGTTTCGGTGAAGCTGCTGGGGGTCAGCGCTTGGCCGTCTACCATGTAAACGTCAGCCACATACCCGTTAAAATAGTTTGCAAGACTGTAAGAAGTTGTGCCTAAAGTGTGCAGGTTGGCTGCATTAAAAAACCAATCTGAAGTATCAGGTCCAGTGCTTGTGTCAAACGCTGTAACCTCTGCGCCATTAACGTAAACCTTGAACAGAGAGCTTGAGTCCGCAGCGACAACAAGATGAAACCAAGCAGAGGGATCTCTGAATACCTGCGTAGTGAGTCTATAAGTCTTGCTTACGCCTCCGACATAATTGTAAATTGAAAGTTTATCTGTTGATGTAAACTCAAACATTGAAAAGTTAGAGCTATTTGTTGACGCGCCAAAGAGTCGCTCTTCTCGTCCTGGGTTTGTCCGCTTCACCCACCCCGCCCAGGTCCAGGTCTTGCGGTTGCCAGCAGATGCGGGGGTGCGGGACAAGTAGGCACTGTCACTACTATTGAATCTCAGACTTCTGGAAATACCCGCAGATGCAGTGCTAGCACTACGAAGCAGAAGCGGATTTGCGTTTCCTGGAATACTCATATCAGTTCACCGTGTTGTCGAGGAGCTGCGCCGTAATACGACTAGCAGACTCAACGAAGTAGGCGATGACGTTGACGCTGCTGAGCGTTGTGCTCATTTGCGGTGCGCCTCCTTTCCATTTCCAGGCAGTCGAGTATGCAACTTGCGCTGCCGTTGAGGCGTTTTGCGTAATGACGATGCACCCGCTTTGACCAGCAGTGATGTTGCTGGGCGTTGCCAGAGTGACTGTGCCTCCAGCGGGAAGGCTCAGGGAGAAGTGGTTGGCGGTGGCAAAGTCAAGCGTGGTGGTACCGGCCGCCAATGCGCCAAGGGCGCTGATTGTTCCACGCTGAGCAGCAGTGAAGCTCTGGGCTGATGCAAGAGCTGCATAACCCGAGATGCTTGCCCCTGCGGGAATGGTGACCGTCCCCGTAAAGGTTGGGCTGGCCAGAGGTGCATATGTGGACCCAGCAGCACTGGTGGTCAAATAGCTGCTCATACCAGCTTGGGTCTGGTAGGTAGAAGCAGCGGTGCTGGTGTCCAGGTAGCCACTGATCGAAGCACCAGCAGGGATTGTGACCGTACCCGTGAAGGTGGGTGATGCAAGCGGTGCGTAGGTTGAGCCTGCAGCACTGGTGGTCAGGTATGACGACATACCTGCCTGAGTTTGATATGTACTTGCTGCTGTAGCTGAGGTCAGATACCCGCTGAGATCAGCTTGGGTGTTGACCAGAGCGTTGTTCTCTTTGACATACAGCTTATCCTGGTCAGTTGCATAGACAACTTCCCCTTCAAGGATGTCAGCAAGACTGCTGTTCAGGTTTGCGTAGGTACCCCGAGCAATGCGAACAGGAGTACGGTAAGTAGGTGTAGGCATTAGAAGGTACCTCCGTCAAGAATTTTTGAACCGTTTACTGTGCTAGAGCCATTAACAAAGTTCCCACCATCAATTAACTCAACAACTGCATAGCGGTTGTCAGGATCATTGGGGAAATACTGAAGCCATACCCAGCTTCCTGCTGCACTGCTGTACTTAATCCGAACACTCAGCCCTGGGTCCCCTTTGAACCCATAGGGAAGTCCGATCAAAGGAGTAAAGGTTTGGATGCCAGTTGAGTCTGTGACCTCCACAGCATCGTTATTGGCTGGTGATAGTGGTATTGAGTTCTTAGTGGCAACAATGTTGTACAGCAAGGCGTTAGCAACAGCGCTTATTGCCTGGTTAGCCGTTGCAGAAGCATTATTTGCTGTCGTGATTGCGCTGTTAGCGTTACTCAGGGCCGTGTTGGACGTAGAGGTAGCACTGTTTGCAGTGCTCACCGCACCGTTAGCGGTTGAGACTGCAGAGTTGGCTGTGTTTACAGCCTGTTGAGCTGTGTTGGTGGCAGCATTTGCCGTTGAAACAGCGCCTGCAGCCGTAGTCGATGCAGAGTTAGCTGTTGAGACTGCTGCTGAGGCGTTAGAAGACGCTGTATTGGCTGTACTGACTGCAGCAGAGGCGTTACTAGACGCTGTATTGGCTGTTGAAACAGCAGCAGCAGCGTTAGAAGAGGCTGTGTTGGCTGTGGAAACAGCAGCAGATGCGTTGCTAGAGGCTGTGTTAGCTGTGCTTACAGCAGCAGCAGCATTGCTTGAAGCAGTGTTAGCTGTTGATGTTGCAGCGTTGGCAGTGCTGATAGCCGTGTTTGCATTTGCCAGTGCTGTAGTAGCCCTTGTATTGGCTCCAGCAGCAAAGTTGACGGACTCTTGGGTGACATACAGGTTCTGAATGAAGTTCTCATTCAGGTCCTGTGACCGGATGGCAGAACCTGGGTAGAAAGTGGCAAGCAGAGTAGAATCATCTGTTGACCGATAGATCCTAATAGCGGCCCCGTTGGCTGGTGCCGTATTAAACTGCAGAGTGGTAGCGTTGGCAAAGGTGTATGAAGTTGTAAGAGTGCCGTTAATCGTTACCTTAACGTCACTCTCTCTAAGATATGGGAAAGTAAAAGAGTAGAGAACGGTTGACCCGTTCCCTACGTAGTTATTTTCAATTGTTGCCATTACTTAATAGGCAGATTTACGAGATTCTCAAAGCTCTGCTGAGGCTGGTTAGCCTCCATAGACCCGCGACGGGCTGATGTGATCTGATTTCTGTTTTTATTGATATCGATTACCAGTTCTGGGAATTCTTGTTTGACTCGATCAAGTGCTGCATCTCTATAGCGTTCATGGATCCTCAAAATCTCCCGATAGAAGAACTGATTCCTCTTGTCACCTGCAATTCCTGCCCTGAGGTCACTTCGATACTGCTCCACAACCTTGGGGAAGTTCTCATGTGTGACTAACTTCTTCAGTTCTTGGTACAGACCGCTCTGTCCCATCAACTGTTGCACTCTGGAGATGTGTTCAGGCTTTAGCTTCACGCCTGACACTGACTTCATAACATCGCTGCTCTCAAACTCAATGTTTGTCAGAGCAAGACGCACTGGATCAGCATTCTTATCTTGAACAGCAAACGGAAGAAGCGCATTGACCCCACCGCTAGGTGAGAACATAGGCTTACCATCAAGGTAGTCATACTTAATTGGAAGTTTGTACAGTCCTGCTGATGCTGTGGACATCAGACGCTGCAAAGCACCGTCGTATTCCTGCATGTATGGGTTTAGTCCGTTGGCCAGGGACCTACGAGCTCCAGACAGAGGGATGAAGTTGTTAGCAACCTCTGCAGGCAGCTTCGATAGGGTTGAAAGGCCCTGCCAGCCAGGTGTAAGCATCTGACCCAGAGGCACAACACCTTGCATGTATGACTTGTTGGTCAAGTTCATGGCAATGGCATACGTGAGATACCCCGCGAGGTATTCCCGTTGATCTTCACCTAGACCATTCCTCCAGCCATACTTCGACATCTGTACCAGGTCAGCTACAGCCGAGAGGATCTGACCAAAGGGTTCAATCCTGCTGTAGTCAAACCACTTGGTTTTCTTGTTGCCATCCTTGTCTGTGTACTCACCAACTCGGATCGAGCGGGGTGCATTGGTCTGCAACCACACTTTCCTCTCTGCTGGGTCCGGGGGACCATTGCCAGTGATGTGATCAGCAAAAGCAGCCGCTGCCCCACTGATGACAATGAATCTACCAACTGCTTCCCTACCTTTCCAGATGGCTTTGGCGTATTCATCTTCACCTTCCATCACTGCCTTGTACTCCCCAAGGGCTTTATGCAGATATGGAACGTGAGATGCTGCAAAGACCATGATGTTGTGGCCAGTCTTCACAAAGGGGAAGAACGGCCTGAGTGGCGGAAACTCATTGATCAGATCAGCAAAGGACCTAGCAGCCCCTTCCAGGTCTGTCTGGAAGGTTGAATCCTTAGCAGCAGCAATCAGGTCCTTATCTTTCAAGGCACCCGTCTTGGCATCGAATGCTTTATCTGTTCCTTCCTGGAGCAGACGCTCAAATGTCTCCGTAACAGTCTGACCACTACCCGTAGACTCTTCAATTGCTTTCAGCATTGTGCGGGTGTTGTATTCCATCCGCCCAATCATTGTCTTGAAGAGCTCGTCAGAGGTGGTCAACAGTTTGCTGGGCCAACTGAACAAGGGGAAGTCAGCCATAGCCTTGATCATGGTGACAAAGTTCACACCCCTAGCCAGCGCCTGATCTCCACTTACCTCAACAGCCCGTTGCAGCAGTTGTAGACGTGCTTCCTCTTCACCCTGACGGATCATCATCTTGGATCCTTCAGTAATGGGTCCATCTGCCCAGGCTTTCTTAGCCATAGTGAAGGCAGCATTCAGAGTGTCGTGGAAGTTATAGAGCGAAGCAATAGCAGCCTGCTTGACCTTTGCATCACCACCAACAAAGCCAGCAACTGGCCTGTACATGGTGTTCATTGCATTAGACATCAGGTTGACGATCTGAGTCTTGGGCGAAGACAACATGGAGTTGTACATGATCTTCAGCGCCTGACCCATGCTGATCTCTTTCAGATACTTGCTCAGGTGGATCGTCTTAGTAGCATCACCATCTGCCAGAAGCAGAGCATTAGCAATCCTCCAAGCTTCCCGCTGGGCACTAGGCTCTCCAGATGCCAGCTTGGAAACAAGGTCATCAAGTACCTTGTCAGCAGCTTTCAGCTCTGCAGTAACCTTCTCCAAGGGAGGAGGGCTGAATGGATTGCTAATCTCGATGCCAAGGCCAGGAACTTTGATCTTGTAGGCAGAAAGCATCCGGCTGTAGGCGTTAGCGCTTTCTTTGTGAACCCTAAGCAGTGCCTTTAGGTTATCAACCATAATCTCAACTTGAGGGAACGAGTCCATATCGGCTTCCCCAAGTTTCATGATGTTGTAGCTTGACTCGTACAGGCGGCTTGTTATTTCTTGCATCAGGCCACGGACCTGAACAATACCCGCCTGAGTAAGAAGAGAATCCTCTCCTACGTTCATAGTCAAGAGTTTGTTGAAGTCCACTTCACCAGTGGTTCCCAAGGCATCTTGAATGCCTCGTGCAGCGTCTTCAACGATCTGCTCAATAGGCATACGACTGATCGAAGAGAGCTCTTGCAGGTCAACGGGGTTCTCCCTCACCATCTGCCTCAGAATCTGGGCAGGCTCATCACCAATCGACCTGGCAATGCGGCTTAGCTGGGCTTGAGTGACAGTGGGTTGTGATCCACCTCTAACACCCATTTCAAAGCCTTGGCGGGCTTCAAGCTGCTGTCCAATTGCCGTAGTGGAATCGATTGTGCGCTGTTCAAATGGCCTTCCTGTTTGAGTACGCAGGTGGTCGCCCTGGGTGTAGCGGAGAGAATCACCACCTCCCATAGGAATCTGATTCACCAGATTGATATCATCAATAGCTGGCTGATCAAAGAGACTTCCAAGGAACCTAGCTTCATCCTGATCTTCTAGGACTCGAACGATCTCAACTACTGGACCATTCTCACCAACGCTAGCCTTCAAGAAGGCGTCTTCCCTTGACAGGATATCTTGGTTCCTAGCAATGAAGTCAGCTACTCCCTCTTCAGAGAAGTCCTCTAAAGAGCGGTAGTCAACATTCACGCCATAGCCCCATGCCGGAGTGTTGCCTGTAGCTGGATCAATAAAGGAAGGTCTATCTGGTTGAGCAAACCGCACCTCTTGAAATACATTTGGATGCAGCTCAGTAATTTCCCTGCTTCCAGCAGCGAAGTACTCAGGAACAACCTCAGCAACATCATCCCAGGTTACGGGGATCCCACGCTCTGACTGCGAGATTAGGTTTTGCAGTCGTGCAGTCCGTGGATCTGCCTGATATGCTTCTTGTTGAACCCTGGCAAGTTGTGTTGGTGTTACACGTGGTGGTTCACCGTATTCACTAAGCCACCGGCTGATAGCTTCTTCTATTGAACCAAGGTTATTAGCCTGAGCATAGCTCTCATAGCTTTGTTGCTTAAAGTTGGTTACAAATTCTTCTATTGCATCGAACTGACGAAACTGACTAAGTTGTGTCTGTGCTCTTTGCAGATATGGGCGTTGCCTGTTTACTGCCTCTAGTGCTTTGGCAGGATCATTGGGATCCAGGGGTTCTAACCAGCGCCCTCGGCCATCAGGAGCTGAACGTACAACGGCAAGTTGAGCACCCTCATTACTCACGGGGCCAAATCCGGCACGCGAATATAGGCGTTGGCGGATTGGTATTGCTTTTACCTCGCTTAGGAGGTTCTTGTTGGTTGCGTATTCTAGCTTTTGAGCATCAGTGAATCCCGCCCAAACCTCGTCAACGCTTCCACGCATTGCGTCGTGCAGCTCCTCTGCATAGAGGGCTTTTGCCCGCGCATCAACCTCAGGGGTCAAGCGGGATACATCACCCCGACGCCTAGCCTGAGCACCACTCAAGCCACGACCATACGTGTCATCAGCGGGAAAGTTAACCAGCACTGTCCCAGGATCGAACTCGGTTCGAGCAAGGCGATGAAAATCAGAAACAACCTTCCTTCCATAAGGGCCGATCAATTGATCGTCGCCGCTCATGTCCCAGGTTACTTCGTAAACCTTTGTGCCACTGGGTAGTGTGTACGCTTGTTCAATATCGTAGTCTTGACGTATCCTCCACTCTACTCTGTTTCCATTTGGTAAACGTGTAAAGTGATCGGCAAAGCTACTGGTTTTTAGCTGATTTCGTACAGACTGATCACCACGATATCGTGTTTGTAGTCCAGGGACAAAGCCATCTCGGTAGTCGATCAGTTGATCGTAGTCAGTGAAGCTTTTGTTCAGCTTGTCTGCTGCTATCAACTTGTCAGGGTCGTACACCATTGCCACTACGGGCGGCTTACCGTGCAGAGCCTCGTCCCAACCAGGAGGGGCGTATTGAGGATCAAAGGGCACCTGGCCTACTACCCGAAAACCATTCCGTTCGTATATTTTGCGGAGGTGTAGGAGATCAAAGTTGTCGAGCTTGATCCCACCTTGACGGATAGCCTCCTGGACTACTGCATCACCAACACCACTAGGCCCACCTGGCACCTTGTAGACACCTTTGATGTCTCCATCAGGTCCAACGAGACCACCACCACCTTCAACGGTGATGATTCGGCCCTCAGTCGCTTTGGCAAGGTCTACAGAGTCAACTGACCAGTACGTTGAAGGGTCTGAAGCCTTTGTGGCTTCTAGCTCTTGCACGAACTGCTCTGGCGTCAGATTTGGTCGAGTGGAAGTGATAGTTGCTGAAGAAGCCCTCTGCGAGTTATTCAGGATGTCTTGAACTTCCTTGACTGCCTGTTGGGCAGCTTGCTCTTCAGGGACGCCAGCTTTCGTAGCTCTGCGAAGGGCTCGTACACCACCGATATAAGCACCAGCCGCATCGGCGGCAAAGCCCAGTCCCATGCCTTCAAGGCCAGTCTTAAGAGCTGCTTCCCACGGACTGTCATCCTCGTCAACAGCCAGGGCGGTGAGCCAACTTGGGTACCAATCAGGGGCGTTCTCTTTGATCAGTGTCGAGAGGTTTCCATCTCCACGTGTTGCTGAGATCAGATCCGCAGGAAGACCAGAGGCAGCCCCACGAGCTCCTGCCCTTGCAAGGACACCCAGCTTTGCAGCGGTACTACCAGCAGCAGCAAACTTTGCACCAGCAGCAGGAAGCCCACCAAAGCCTCCAGTACCAAGCATCAGTACTCCAAATTCAAGGAATCCCTGAGCTACCTTCCCAGCTCCCGTTTGAGCCCCCAGCTCATCACGTCCTAAGTCCCAAAGAGCCCATTCATATTTGTTGTGAAATGGGTTCTCAGTATCCTTGACGTTTCCAAGGGAAGTACCAAACCTAACGGTGTCTCCGATTAGCTCACCAGCATTAAGAACACTGGCAGCAGCACCACGAATGCCACCACCAACGCTCCGTACTACCTCAGCAGCAGGGTCATTCCTAGAAACGTCCCTTGTTCGTTGAATACTTTCCTGGAATGTTGTCCTTTGGTTTGCCCTTTCCCTGGCAATTTGATCTGGTGTTTTTTGATTGCCCTGGAAGGTATTGTCAATAGCATCAACAGCAGGGATACTGATGTTCTCTTCGATCCACTTCCCAACACCTTGCAAGGGGTTGTTTTGTGCAGGACCATACTGTTGACCACCATCACGCCTTACCTGATTTCTTCGAGGCGCTTGGGCTACTTGTTGTTGATTTGTTTGCGGCTGTTGTGGTTGATCCTGAAGGCCCCCCAATAGCTCGTCTCTTGACACATCAAGATCAAGCTGTGAGGAGTCTACGGACTTAAATACTTTATCAATGTAGTCAGACATTCCATCCTATGGAGGTAAGTACCCCGCCAGACGCATCCTCAGGGTTGGTTAAATTCGACCGTGTTTGAGTAGATTCTGAGCGTATGCATAACGACCACCTTCGTCGCGATAGCCCCAGTACTGATAAGAAGCCCAACGCAATTGGTTCTCGGTAGCGCTTGGATTCATGAATACCCGATAAGCCTGGGGGTTTCTCCTTTGCATCTCTAGCTTCATATAGGCGAGCTGATCAGTCTCTGGGATCTGTTTAATAGGCTTCCCAAAGTGACGCTCAATGGCTCCTAGTCGAGCCGGATTATTTGCCCATGAAGCCCACGAAATAAGCCCACCGTTCCTATTTGTTCCATCCCCTGCTACTTCACCCCATTCACGAAGACCATGCCACCCGCTTTCTTGTTGGATGTTACCAGCGATATACGCAGCACCTTTGGTGGGAAATCCCATTGACTTGAGGTGACGGTACCCAGCAGAAGCATCTTTAATGTCGATGACTTCCATTGCTGTTCCGCTCTTGATTGCTCTGAGGCTTGGTAGGCCTCGTACACCTAGTTGAGCTTCAATGAAGGCAGTAGAGCTTAAGCCGAGATTCCGTGCCCAAAGCCTAGTTTTGTTTGACACCTCTTTACCCTCTACGACCCTTTTGACATCAGCCTTTAGGTCATTAAGAGGTAGGAAGTTATCCTTGGTAGCATCCATCTCAGACTTTGGAAACTTCAGCTTCCCGAACGCATCTTCTGGGCTTAGCTTTGAGAAGTCCTGAATACCAGGACCTACAGTGATCCTTGCAAGTCTTTGGTCAGCCTTCATTTCTGCTCCAAACTTCCAACCACCACCACCGTTGTTGTCGAGTTTGTAGCGCGGTTGGTTAAGGAGGTATTGGGTCTTAGCCTCAATGATTCTTGCCAGTTCTGTTGGACTGTTAGCAATACCAGGATTAACCTTGACCTCTGCTCCAACAAGACTACGGAGCTCCTCTACCATTGCCCGATGTCTGATGTTGAGCTCTGCTCTGACATCTGGGGTAAGGTCTTGAGCACCAGCCGTGCCTTGCATGGAAGCCTTCAGGCCACTGTCAATCTTCTTGATGTAATCATCAACGTTCTTAATAGCGGCCTTCTCTGGTCCCGCTTTGCTGAACTGTTTGTATTCAGCCTCGTTGATCGTTCCTTTGCTCAGGAGAGACCTAAGGGTTGACTCTGGGATCTCAACACCACGCTGCTCCATCTCCAGAAGGTCAAACTTCTTTTGAGGGTCGTAGTTCAATCCAAACTGAGCCAGCTTGCTTGCTTCAGATAGCGCGTCTTCAGATCCGATCGACCTAAGCTGGTCAATGGCCTTCTGACGGTTCTCAGGAGAAGGATTGTCATAGTAGAACTGAACAGCTTGCTTGAGGGCGATGTTCTGTTCCGTTTGCTGAAGGTTGAAGTCTTGGATAGCTGCAACTCTTGCCTCTTTTTCATACTTGTCAAAGAGGTGGTCAAACTGCTTTCCGAGCTTCGTCCCCTTATTACCGGGGACTACCTCATGCTCACGTAGAGCCTGGATAGCAGCAGTGTTCTTGTTCTCAGCTAGGTTCTTAAGAAAATCCTCTGTGACTTGGTAGTTCAGAGCTGAGCTGTATTGACCATTGAAGCCAATGTTGCCATGTGCGTGCTCATCAGCAGCCTTTTGCCAATCAGCACCAACACTCGCTGCAGAGGTTCCATCAGCAAGCTCTGAGGTCGCTGCCTGGACTCGTGCAATGTTGGCCTCTCGAACTTGTTTGGCTTCCTGCTGTGTGGTGGCCATCACAGTGTTTTGGATGGCTGCCAGGGCTGTAGGAGCAAAGACACTTGCAAGAACGCTCTTGTCTACCCCAATCAGACCAGCCTTTTTGGCAAAGTCCCTTGTGAACTGCCTGGCATCCTCGTAGCCCTGAGCCCCAGGGCGAATGCTTCCATTTGCTGTCGCTTCAGCCAATGCAACCTGGAACATTGCCCTTGCTGCATAGACGTTTCCCCTGATGGAGCTGAGCTGGTTCCAGGTAGTACCTTGTCGCAGCTTAGTCTCAGCGTTAAGGTCAATAGGATCATTTGATCCAGTCAGGATGTCTGCTGCCTTGTTGAGGGCTGTCGATTCAGACTTGATGACTGTGTCTTTGATCTTTGCTTGCTCTACCTGCTCTACTGTCTGAACTTGTCCGAGCTCTTCAAGGCTACCCAGTCCAAGGCTGTCAAGTACAGCATTTTCTTGCTTGATTTGTTCCTGTCTGGCTAGTCGCTGTTCTTGGAACTTGAGGGCAGTTGATGAGAGGCTCAGAAGCCCCTGTATGGCCGTCTGAGTGGCCTGTAAGTTTGCATTGGCTACAGCCTGTCCAGCCCTCATGTGAGCGCCCTCCAGGGCGGTCCTAGAGGCCTCTAGCGACTGTTGCTGCCTCAGGCTGTTGCTGTCGTATTGCTGCTGCATCCCAAGTACAGCTCGTTCTCCAAAGTTTTGGAGCCCAAGCCTTCCACGAGCTGCTTCCTGTTGGTAGCCAAGAGCTGCCTGTTCCAGTTGCATTTGACGGGAGATCTCTCTTCCCATCGTTTCTGCGTCTTGGATCGTAGCTTCTTTGTATTGACGTAACTTTTGTTCAGAGCTTACGACTTGCTCTGGTACAAAGTCTGCTGACCTGGCAGATCCTTGGTAGCGCGTCTCTGCCTGTTGTGATTGGTAAATTCTAGACATTAGGAGCGCCTACTAGGATTATTTGCTTCTATCCCAATCCCACCAATGAAGGTAGGAATATCAGGGAATTCAGGTAGGTAAGGGTTAGACGGATTCCAAGCAATACCACTGATAGCCCTGTTGTTCTGGCTCTTAGCCTGAAGCCAGCCCGTATCCATCGAGATGAGTGCTGCATCACGCTTTGAGTCAAAGCTTGCAGCATCCTGAGCCAAGGCAAAGCCCTTCTGACGTTCCACATCATTGAGCAGAAGGCCAATGGATTGACCAGTTCGTCCAGCAGCAAGTACATTGCCCGCATTGCCGATAGACTTAGCCAAGATTGCTTGCTGTTCAAAGGCTGCCTGTTTACGCGCTTCGTTCAGCTTTGTTTGCTCTGCTACGTAAACCTTGTTGGCTGCTTCGTTGTTGTTGCCAATCTGAGCCTGTGCCTCTTCAAATGTTCTCTGATAGGTCAGCCTATCAGCAGCATTTCGAGCCATGATTGTGGAGCGCTCATTTAGTACCTGCTGCCTGGCCTGATTGTATTGATTGACCATTTGAGCATTAGCTTGCTCAACCTGCAGGTTGTAGTTCTGCTGGTTTTGCCTTTGCTGTAGCTCCAGCCCTTGATACTGCTGTTGCTGTTGTTGGAGCATCTGCTGACGTTGCTGCTCCATTTGTTGTTGCTGGGCCCTAGCTTGATAGCTCAGTTGGGCCTGGGCCTGTTGAGCCTGCATTTGAGCGGACATAATGCCCATCCCAATGCTGGCAACCGTACTAACCGCAGAAATAGCTAGGGTTGCGGCTGGAATGGCCGCCGCTGCTATGCACATAGTTTTACAATCTCATAATATGGAAGATTCGTTGGCCCAACATGGACCGTTTGTAGGGCTTGAAACCCTAGTAGCTTGAGAAGTTTGTGATGCATATGGTTTCTTGCGTCTGCCAGATTCCACAGCAGCGCATACTCTTTCTCTACTTCGTTTAACCAGCGCTTGGCCCCACGAACAAACCTCTGTGGGCCCTCTTGGATCACTGGCGTACAAAGCATCCAGATTTGACCTATTTGGTTGTCCAGACGCACTATCCCAGCAACACCAGCTAGGTCTCCATGTTCGTTGTGGAAGCTAATCGCTTGTTCACTGGTGACAATGCCTACAGGAATATGGAGGGGGGAATGACCCAACCCCTCCACTTCTTGCCTATCTTCTATGCGGAGATTTCTGGCAACCATCAGGCCATCTTGAATCGTGGCTTGACGGTAATACTTCATTCTCTATCGAATAAGGTTGATGCCTCTTGTGCTGTAATGCCCTTCCCAGCTATAGCTTGTAATTGAAGCAGGTAGCGGGTCAGGGGCATTGATCGTGACCGTTGCAAAGTCACCCCTACTAAAGATTGGAACTTCCTTGGTAGTTACGTCCTGTACAGCAGCACTGTTTGCCTTGTAGATGTCTGCTGGTGTTACATCCAGATCAACACTGATCGGGCTATATCCCAGCTTCTCTACAGTTACGTTGTAACGGCCTGAGTAGTAGAGATCGAGATAAACTGTCTCTACCATAGGGATGTTCTTCCTGTCAGCCTTCTTGTCCACAGTCAGCCAGAAGCTAGGTAGCTGGATCTTCATGTCATAGACCAGACCAAGGATGTAATCCTCGTTGGCAATCTCAGTGTCTGCTGTGATGTAGTAACCAGTATTGTCTTGCTGAATTGGCAGGTTGAAGAACGCTGTTGAGGTTCCTTCCTTCGTCAAGATCAGGCAGGGCTGAGCCTCTGCTACATAACTGCCAGCAGGAAAACGGATGATCGTAGTCCCGTTTTGCTGATTGGTTCTAGTTGTTTCTGACTTGTACAGGTAGAAGTCCAGCCTGGGGACAAACTTGCTTCCATATGCACTGATCGGAGATGTCTCTGGGTCATCGATCATCTCAAGCTTTGCCAGTACATAGGCTGTCCCGTTGTACAGGACAAAGTAGCCACTGTCGTGGGCAAAGCTGAACAACCTGACAGGGCAAGGGAGCACCCACTTTGACCACCCAGCAAGGCTACGCTCGTTGCCTGTGTTGAAGAATTTGAATACCCATAGGTTCTCTGTGTCATTGCCATAGGCCACAAAGCTGTTGTTGGGGCTAGACGTGGCAAATGTCAGATCAGGCGGAATGTACTCAGGTACAATCCGGGTGTTCTCAGCAACCAGGGGCCTGTTGTCAATAGAGTCCACAGCCATCTCAAACACTTTGCTATAGGTGTCGGCTTCAGTGCTGAAGAGGATGGATACTCCTGTTTCCAACGGGTGAACATTGGATGTATAGGCATAGTTGGACAGCTCAGTCATCTTGACAGTTGCAGGCCCAAAGGCAGCCTCCGATGTAGCCAAGAGGAACTGGCTGTTCTCAGCAAAGAGAAGAAGACCCTTGGGTGTTCCAATAGCAGCCTTAAGCTGGGCCGGTTTGGTTGCTGATGCTGTCATGTCTATTGGATCAGCATCAGAGACGGCAATAGCACTACCTGTGAAGAAGTTAAAGTAATCTCCAGGCTGACTGAGGATCACTGCGTCGTCGGCCAAGAACCCTAGGCGGTTCATGAAGAAGAACATGTCAGTGATCGTTCTCCCAACAAACGATGGCTCAGGGTTGGTCTTATCATCACCAACCTCCCTGGGGGCCCAGAAAAGGGTGTCGTTGTAGGTCCTACTAAGAGCCCTAACTGTGAACGTACCATTCGTTTCTCGAATCAATGCATGAGGCATTGTTACGGTGTTGAGATCTGTCAGGACGCCTGGTTTTACTGTCTCTTCCCATCCACCGTTGCCTGGGATGTCTCCACTGCCTGGAACAAACTTAACGTAATAGTCATCAGCATCAGAGTCTGCTGAGTTCCTCACCATCAAGACAACACCAGGGACACACTGGTTAGGAAGCAACGAAACATCATTCACAGAGCCCTTAATGCCATACAGAGCATTGTTGGCTGTACCACCTCTCGTCTGGATGTTGAATTCCCTTGAATCAGTTCTCTTGACGTAGATCACATTACCAATCGGTGTGGCTTGGTAGGGACCTAGGAGGTTGATACCGGCTGTCAGGTTTGATGTGATTGAACCTACATCAAGGGTTCCTGTTGTTTGATCAAGTGGCGTTGTATAGCTTACCTGGTTTTCTGAGGCGTAGCTAAATCCGTAGGCTTCTTCTTCAACCGTTACCCTGTACTGTTTGTTCATCAAGGTTACAGTAACGCTATCCCCTTTTCTCCAATTCTGCCCACCGTTGTTAAGTGTAACTCTGGTTGTGTAAACCGACTTGTAGGAGTATGCAGGCGTGCTAGGTGCAGTTTGAATGGATGAAATTAAAAACCGCATTCCAACAGTACTGCCTGCTGGGTATATCTGTCCTCCAGGATAACGTTCAAGGTTTGAAGCAAGTGTGATGACTTCTATAGCGTCATCGCTGGTACTCCATTTTGGATCACCACTTACTGTATAACCTGTGATTGAAGCACTTGAGAACACAAATTTTTTGTGTCCTACATTTGCATCGTCGTTATCTACCCTGACCTCAATTCTTACAGTGATGTTGCCTTGTGGCTTCGACTGTGTGAAGCTGCTATATAGGTACGAACCTACTGCAAAGTTGTCTGCAGAACCGACTTTATACGTGAAATATGCTTGCATCTGGTACGTAAAATACGTGCCAATGCTGTTCTCGGCCCAAGTCAATGCCGTTGGGTATGTTTGGCCAGGAGTGGCTGTCGTGACTAGGGTGGGATTGCAGCTTGTAGTTAATGTAAAGCCAAGTCCGGTTTTGTTCCCGCTGCTTTGGTTGTAGCTCTGTGACCCTGCTGCTGCACAGTTACCATCGGCTTCATCTTCAAACGTCCCAGGAGATACCGTAAGCTTTGATGCCCGATATACCTTCTGCTGTACCTGTGCCTGACCATCCTTGAGGAAGTCAACTGCGTAGGTAGTGTTGTACGCAACCTGATTTACAACAATCAGAGCCTCTTGTATCTGCGTCGATGACTTGTCGGCAGACATCGACACCCTCCGCTCTGAGTTGCAGAGAAGGGTGTAGTCATTGATGCTCAGCTCTTTCAGGCTGGCTACGTCGTTTACAGTAAGGTACTGTGCTGAGTCACCCAGCATTGTTACTGTACGCTCTGCACCTGTGTCTGCTTCCCAGACCCTCAGTACCGTGTTGTTGCTTGCATTCTTGTAAACACAAGCAACATAGCGTTCGTTCTTATCCCTGAAAATGGGAAACCATTTTGCCGTCTTTGGAATGTTAGTAGCCAGCCTTGCCAAGAACTTAGTGGGTGGCCTCTTGCGACATCCAAACGTAGGATCCAGCAATACATTCTCCGCCTCCCTGACCTGACCAGGCAGCTTGAGTGGATCCGGTTGCTGGCTGACACCCCCCAGAAGGTTAGGGATTTGTTGAGAGATTGCTGCCATATTTAGTATCTATAGAGAGCGTTTACTGGTCGGTAGCTGTAAAATGGATTCCTGTTATTGATGTCTGAGAATACGGAGTAGTCACCTTGTTGCGTGTCGTACTCAATTGCTGTTGCTCTGGCAATAACCTCTTCTCTCTCGCCAAATCTGACTGCCTCTACTGAACCTACTGATCTACCAGCGAATACGTTGGCAGCCCGGATGGTGATGTAGTTCTTGAATGCTTCAGGCAGCTCTTCAAACTCAAAGAGCCAAACCACATCAAGCTCTTGTTGACCAGTGAAGACGTATGTGTGGTCTGCTTTGTTGTAGAGCCGTGATCCTCTAATCGTGGCCTTGCCCTCATAGGGAGGGTTTGCCAGTGCCAGAACATTGTCCGGGATCGTGATGAATCCTGTTACAGGGTCAGGGGTGAACGGGAACCTGTACTCAGTGTTGAAGACCCATCCTTCACCCTGAACAGCTCTGGAGATTTCATCCAGAACCTGTTCTGCCATTTCCACCAATGGGTTTCCTGTCTCCAATGTAGTAATTGGGGACTGTCCAATGTTGGAAATAATGGTATTGATTGCTGTAAGCTTAGTTGCTTTCGCCATTTAGTTTTCTAGGGGAATGGTATGCCCCCGAGGGGTCCTAAGACCCCAGGGGCTCAATATCAGGCCTTGGCCTGCAGAGAACCAGCCACGGACGTGCGGAGCGAACCAGCACCCATAGCAAGTTTGCCCACGATCAGGTCGCCCTGATACTGGACATGGAAATCACCCGAAGTGGTTTCGATGCTGGGAGCAATGGCTTCCACAACACCAGCAGCTTCACGGTGGAACACCAGACCAGCGCAGGTAGCGTTGGCGTCGGTGTAGTCATTGTTCTCACCAGTCACAGCCGTGTTGTAGGCAGCCATGAAGGGGAGGTTGTTGCTCTTGTAGATCCGAATGCCAGCGATGCTGTACAGACCCTTGCCACTGTTCATATCACCCTGGGTGTTACCGATCTCGCGGTTCAGGATGTTGGTATCAACAGAGGAAATCAGAGCGTAGTACTGACGGGGGTTGAGCACAGCAACACGACCCTCTTGGGGGGCAGAGCGCTCATCCAGAACAGCGGCAGCTTCAAAGAAGCCATCCACGAGAGCTTGAGCGTTGTACTGGTTACCAGCACCCAGCTTCACTTCAAAGCCACCAGGCTCACCTGTGACCACAGAAGCTTCACGGGAAGCGATATCCAGAACGCGAGCAATACGCTCGTCGTAGAATTTGGCCAGGGCCTCACCGATCTGCTTAGAGATCTCGGAGCGGGTTGAGTACTGGCTCAGAACCTCATCGAGGTCATACACGAACTGGCTGCTAACCAGAAGGTCATCCATGAGGATGGTCTTCTCGTTAGCCTTCAGAGCGGTATCACCCAGGATCGGGGTACCGGGGGTGTGGAACCCAGCGGAAAGTTTGCCAGTCAGCAGGAACTGCTTGCTTTTGCCACCACGGAGGGTGTAGCTGCGGACCAGACCTTTGAAGATAGAAGCGTTGTTGAAAGCCGTGAACACTTCGCCGCTAAACAGCTTCAGAGCTGTCGAGTACTTATCAGCGTAGGCGTTCGACTGGCTTCCATTAACCGCATTGGGGCGGCTAATGTTAGCAATGTTAGTCATTGTTCTTAGAAGTTAAGGAGAAAGAATTGTTCGGTCTTTTAGATCGAATCCTTTTCGGTTTGAAAGTTGTCCCTCGTAAGGGGCTTTCTCCTACTTCGTCTTCTTGATATAGACCTAGGTTTTCCTTTGCAAAGGTTCGCCGTTTTAATGCCACGGTCGCGGGCAATGTCTGAGGGGGGAGTTGCACCCCCCAACAAATCAAAGAAGATTTGTGCTCCTAGCCAGACGCTCTTCCACATCAGCCCGGAAAGCCGGATCAGCGTGGTAGAGGGGATTAGCAATATCACGAGCAAGCTCGGCTTGACTGCGATAGGGCTTTAGACCTGTATCAGCTTTCTTGCCAGTCACCAGCGGGGCCTCGTAGCCTTCATCTCGCTGATATCGGGCCTGGAGGGCCTGTACAGCAAAGCGAATGGCTACGGGGTTGCCACTACCTGTGACCGTGTTGTAGTCATTGATCTCTTCAGGAGACAGGTTCTGAGCAGCCCAAGTCATCATCTCTCCATAGGCAGCATCACCACCAACGGATTCCTTGATAGCATTGATCTGCTCAGCTTGAAGCTGGACCTGTTGGCTCTGGGCTGCTGACTTTTGGTAGTACTGGAGATAGGATTGAATTAGCTCCTTCTGATCCATCTGACTGAGACGCTCGATGGCTTCATCAGAGATGGTTCCAGTCTTGGCATACTCCTCCCCAAGCTGTGACATGTAGTCAACTGCTTCAGAGACTGGCTGCTCCTCTACATCCTCTGCCTGTTCAGAATCGCTCTGAGTGGCCTCTGTGGGCTCCTCTGAGGCGTCTTCATCATCGTCTTGACTCTTCTTCCCTAATTTGGATTCAAGCTCCTTGTAGGCCTTCAGAAGCTCCTCTTGTGATTTGAACTTTCCAGCGATGAGTGAGACGTTCTCGTTCTCATTGTCGGATTGCTGGTACTTACGAAGACGATCCTCTTCTTGAGCTTGTGCAATCTTCTCCCCCTGTGCAAGGGCCTCTGCTTCTGCACTCAGTTGGGCCTGTTCAGGTTGGTCAGTTGAGGGATCGAATGTGGTGATTGCCATATCAGTAGGTGGTGGAATAGACGGAACCGAATGTAGGCCGAAGCTTTTGGCTGTCCTTATTGCTGTATTTACCAGCTTCTTCCTGAGCTTGGCTCGATCCGGTTACTTGCGGTTTAATTGCATACTTGCCAGCTTCCTTGATCACAGGCTCAACCTCAGTAGGCTCCCAGGCAATGTTGAGATCTGGGGTTGCTGGGTTTTCGCCAAGGTACTTACCGTCAGACTGGCGGGCCCGACGGCGCTGCTGGTTCTGGCTGTTGTTGCTGTTGGGCATTGATTAGTTGTTCTGCTATCGGTGATTTGGCAAGCTGACCCATCTGACCCATTACCTGGGCCTGCATGGCCTGCTGCTGTGCTTCCTGCTTCTCTGCATCCATCTGCTCTGGAGTTTTGATCAGACCCAGAGAGTCGATGCCACTTGCAGCGGCAAGACGTTTAAGGATTTCGGTGGGGTTGACATAGACAGCTAAGGCTTCTGGGCCCATAGCCTGTCCAACCGTGGTTAGGAACTCCAGCAATGCAGCTCTGTCCTGTCCACGTCCAATCCCATTTAGGCCAGCCACCACTGTGGGCAGGACAAGGCCCTTAGGCAATTGGGGGATGGCTTTGTTCCTGGTCAAGAGGAATAGTTTGCGGTTCAGGTAGGGCTGGAGCAGCTCAGTTGTGAGGTTTCCAAAGATCCCTCCCAACTGCTCATTGAGCTCCTGCTGTACAGCCTGGACTTCCATTGCCGTAGTCCGCTCACTTTGGCGAACATTCAAGATCAGGAACGCATCACTCAGGCGTTGAGTGAGGTTCTGAATCATCTCCTGGACAGTACGGAAGTCAGCAGTCTTACCGACCTGGACAACTCCCACATCATCGGGGCGACCTTGAATGATGGCACCGTTGGAAGCACGTGCAAGGCTTTGAGGCTTGGTAGTAGCTGACGGAGAGACTAGGAACACAACCTTAGCGGCTGCTGCACTACCCTCAACCATGCTCTGCATCAATCCTTCGAGGCTTCTCAGATCTCCAAGGAACTCTTCAACACGCCCACGACCATAGTCTTCCCCATCAACAACGTTGAAGCGAAGCGGGAGCCAGGGGTTGATATTCTTCGGTGAGTTTGATTCGGAGCCAGGCAGGATCTTGCCATCTACCTCTTGATGCCAACGCCACTGACCATCCTTGAGCTTGACCCAGGTGTAAACCGTGGCTTCTTCGGTATCAGAAACTCCGGCAACTCCAAACTTAGGACCATCCTCTCCAGGAGAGTTTGAATCCTGTTCATCCAGCAGGGGCTTCTGAAACTCCTTGGGCAGGAGTGACCTGTGAATAATCTCTCTAGTTAGGATCTCGATGGGGTTACCATCTCCGTCCCTGTAAATTACATATCGGTCTAACGGATAGACACGAAGGGCTTTCTTCCCTGCAAATACAAGAGCATTGCCGGTGACGATCAGATGCTTCATCGCTGTATGCAGAATGATCCTGTCGGATGACTCTGCAATCTGCTGCATGATCATTCTCTCCATCTTTGCCAGAGAGAGATCAATCTCAGAGCGAATCTGTGGGGTAACCTCTGGAATGGAGGCCACCTCTGCATCATTGATCTGCAGCTTAAAGAAGCTGGTGTTGACTGGGAAGAGGCTGAGCATCAGCTTTGATGCCAGCACGTTGACGCCCTTAGCCCCTACTGATTGCCAGGGGACGATCAGCGGTCCGCCAGTTGCCAACCCCTCTTCTGTCAGAAGATAGGGAAGGGTCAGGCGGGCTGCTTCTCGTCCAGCATCCAGAAAGGACTGCCTATCCGTTGCCAGAAACTGATAACGGGCTTGGGCTTGTTCTTTCATTTCTACTTAGGAATGTTGAGTCCTGTGGACCCAGTTGATCCGGTGGGTGTGGATCCAATTGCTTCCTGACCACCCAGGGGAATCCTCAGAGCCGAGGTACCACCGCTGGCCTGCTGCAGCTCTTGACGTTGTGACTTGCGGCGCTTGACGATGGCGTTGTCTTGGCCTGCCATCTGTCCCTGTACCAGAGTCGGAGGGGGTGCCTGGGGATCCACCCGATCAAACATCGGGGGAAGTGGAGCTGCGGGGGTGGGGGCAACAGCCTGGGGCTGAGGGGCCATCACGGGAGGGGTTGGTGCCTGCTGTGGTGTGGGAAGCGGTTCAGGTTTGGGCAGAGGTGCCGGAGCTGGCATCTCTGGCATCGATGGCATTGAAGGTGTACACATTGTTAGTTTTCTAGCTTTTGTGAAAGGTATTCAACAACGGATCTTTGTCCTGATCGAAACATGATCTCAGAGATGGTGCTAATAGGTGTGGGCAGGAAGGATGGAAAAAGGGAGTCAAGTTCTTCAATAAGCTTTTCTAGAACCTGCTCCCCTTCAAACACATCCTTTGCGGATAGCTCATCCATATGCAGGGAGGTTTACGTTTGATGCCTCAAAGAAAGCTGGCATCCTTGCTCGTTGTGTTTCGGCTAGACCTTCGGCTTTACCTTTCAGATAAAGAGAATCAGACTGCTTAATCCAGAAGTCCTTATCTAGCCATTTGTTTTCACTACTGACCAGCTCATCCATCACCCATGCCACAGTGGCCCGGCGAAGACGATTCAGGTTCTCTGTTGATTTAATTCCCAGGTCGTGGCAGACCATGCCGTGAATGGCAACGTGGGTCTGCTCATCACGGCTAATGTCTGCTGCCAGGGTCCTGATGCCTACATCCCCGTTGAACCGGAAGAACGGGAGCAGAACAAAGAAGACAGACCTTTCCAGGATGGAAGCCTTAAGGATCGGATGCTCAGGGGCATCCAGCCATGCCTGTTTAATCCGTTGTGCTTCTTTCTCTGCCTTTGCATCACTACCATGAGCAGCAATAACATAGTTCAGACCCAGATCATGTTTATCCTCGTCTGCCTGATTTGACATCAGCGCTTCAATAACCCCAGGTTTGTTAGGGAGTTCCTTGTCCAGACCTTGTTGGAGAAATGACTTAACAGGAAGCTCAAGGCAGCGGAGTGCCAGGGCCCGCTGCAGGGTTGCTTCTGATCCTGGGGCTACTTCTCCTTTGTCAACAGCGACTGGAGTCCATTTACGTTTTCTAGCTACTACTTCTAAATACTTCGACATTACTCGGCGCAAGATACACAGAACTCATCATCTTCTGCAAATGAGAAGATTTCCTTGTAGTCGTCATCCAAGATTGCTGCTGCATCATCCTTGCGGAGAGTGTCAGGCATGACTTGGAGGGCGTAATAAAGAGAGGTCTGAGGTGACTCAAGCCACTCTTGAATGAATGCGTTGTCATAGGTGACAACATCAGACCAGCTATTAAAACTGTACCCGTGCAGCAGACCCGTAGAGTCAAGCAATCTCAAGATGCCATCAGCAACGGACTTGTAGGCCTTCCAGCCGACCTCTGCTGCAATCTCCACCGGACCATAGTCAAAACTCTGCACACCAAAAGTCCCTGAATCTCTATCGACTTCTCGTGCAATTGGTGGGGCAATCTCTGGGCAGCATGTGTATCCATCCAGATCTGTGTAGCGGTAGCTGCATGAGGCTGTTGGAGCGATGGCAAAGGCCCTATCCATATTGTTGGCTTTAGCTACCTGTGCTGCCTGCTCAATGCCGTTCCTCAGTTCAAGAGCTAGTACGTAGGCTGAGTTGTACTCTTCTTTGTATTCATTGGTGACGACATCTTCCAATGCCACTCCAAAGTCTTCGTAGGTGACTCCATATCGTCTGAGCAGATTCGCCAGTCCCAGGATGCCTAGCCCAACCTGTCGGTCATCTTCAGGGCTTAGGTATTCCCCACTCATCCCAACGCCAGTACGAGCGTGAAGGGAGCACAGCTCAGACATCCCAGCAACAAATGCTGGAGCAATATCACCAACTTCACAGGCGCCTAGGTTGATATGTTGTAGCAGGCAGGTCCCCCGAGAAGGGAGAAAAACCTCCAGGCAGACATTGCCGTAGATCCGGTTTCCTTTATTGTCGTGGCGAATCTTTGTCAGCCAGATATCTCCGCTATGTATGCCTCGCAGGATTGCTTGCTGAACTACTTCATCAGTAGCATTCCACTTCTCCTGGTCTACGTTGATACAACGCTTGACCCAAGGCAGCTCCGCTCTTGACACATTGACAAAATCAAGAACATCTGGATGGTCAATATCAAGGTGAAGTACACAAGCACCATTCTTGTAAACTCCACCCCTTCTGAGAATCTCATTCAATGATGAGTAGATCTTTCCAAAGGAAACTGGACCGCTGGACACAAGACCCTTGCCGTTCTCGTAGCCCTTAGGGCGAAGCTTTGATAGGTGTACGGCTACGCCTGCTCCATAGCGCAGTGCATGGGATACAAACCTCCAACTGGCTTCAATCCCATTTGGACCTTCCATCGAGTCATCAACCACAAACACTGTGCAGCTAACGGGAAGGCGGGCCTCTGGATTGTCAATCCAGGACTGAACACGGCCCGTTCGGGCAATTGTTTCGGCAGTTGACTTCATTAGATTAAATCTTCTAGAAATGGTGGTTCGTAGTTTGGACCCTTAAGCACCTTGCCTCGCTCATCTTTGACTGGCTTCCCATCTACGAGCTTGGACATATTGCTTCGATGTACTCTTGCCAGAGCTTCGTCGAGTTCCCACCCAGCAGCAGCAGCAAACTGGAAGCAAACGTACACAAGATCCGCAAGTTCTTTAAGGGCATCCTCTCTAGCCCTAAGGTTTGAAAGATCCTCAGTGCATTTTTCGTATGCATAGAAGAACTCGTTGCTCTCTTCAAATATGAGATCTGATTGAATGTCAAGAACGTCTGAGCTAAAGTGCGATGTTGGTTGACTCATGGCCAACCGAAATTGAAGTGCTTGGCCTAGCAGGTCAGGAACGTTGGTCATTGGTTACGAGAGCCCGAAACAAGTTGAATCTTTTTGTCGATGTACGCCTTTGCCTTTAGAAGGTCGTCAATCTCTTCTTCGTATTTTTTATGACCTGCTCTGCAGATGTACTTGACTACATTGCCCAAGAAGTAGTCCAGCTTTTGATCTGCAATAAAGTTCCAGACTTCTATGCTTCCTCGTTGATAGTGGTCAGGTGAGTACTTGCTCATGTTTGGTGTATGGTGGTGAATCGATCAGTTCGTCTTCAATCTTCTGCAGCAAAGATTGCATAAAAGGTTTCCACACTATGTCTCCATAGGGTGCATACATCTTTCGTGCATACAGTGTGTTCCTTATTAGCAATAGCTCTTTGTCAGTCAGCTTCATCAACCCCAAGCTCCTTCCTGAGTTCTTCTGCCATCCTCATGTACTTCTTCATGTCAGTTTTCATGAAGTAAATATCCCATTCCAGCTTTAGCCTCATTGGAACTTTCCTTATCTCCAGCCAGAGTCTCTTCAATTGAAGGTCAAAGAAGTAAACAAAGTTGAAGTCAAGGATTATTAGCCCAGCTACGACCGCTGTGATTGTTATGTATGTGATGTTCATGGAGTAATGAGTATTGGCTCTTGCTTGTCCGAATCCCAGTCAGATGCTTGCAGAATTCGGGCAAGTCGAAGGGTCTTGAGTGCATCGTCTGCTGTCTTTCCTGCGGCTTGGTAGGTTTCGACAACTGCAGGCCAGTAATCTCCCCCTTTAACCTTGTTCAGGATTAAGTCAGCCTTCTTTGGGCCTACACCTGGGCAGCCGCCATAGCCATCGGTTTGATCACCTGTCAAGCACTGTTCAAAGAGTTTTCTACGAGCCGCTTCGGGGCACTGATTAAACTCATCTTTGAGGTTGTACAGCCTCACAGGAAGCTGTTCCATGTCCTTGTCTGGACTGATCACAACGAAGCTCTCAAAGCTTTGATTCGTTGAGAGAATGCCAATCACATCATCAGCTTCCAGACCAGGCTTCATGACTGATTCGTATTCAGACATTGCCCACTGCTTCAACTTCAGGTAGCCAGCAGGCTTTCGCTTGATACGGTTTCCCTTGTAGGTTGGTTCGATCTGCTTTCTAAAGTTCACCCTATCGGTGAAAGCAAGCAAGATGTCTTTGCTGTCAAACCTTTCTTGTAGGTTCTTCAGCTCTGATCTGACAATCCTTTTGGCTTCTGTGAAGTTGCCAACAATGACAGTCAGCTCTTCGTTGTACTCGTGCTCTTCCTCCGTTGCGGAGGCGGCTCGATACACAAAGAAGTCACAGTCAACTAATAACTTTGGTGGTTTCACTTGGTTGAGTGGAATTGATGAGGTAATGAATGGCGGTCATCATGAGTGCTGGGTCATCGTTAAACTTGCCGAACCCAAGGTTGCATGAGTCACACACGTAGCCCCGAAAGGTGTTGGAGTGATGGCAGTGGTCCAGAACCCAGCTTTCTGTGTGCCTGCCACATGCAGGGCAGTTGCCTGGGGCCGGTGTCGGGTTCTGCTTTCGGAGCCGATCCCTGACGATGCGTAGGTCGTTGCTGCAGGTCTTGCAAGTGTTCTTCCTGCCTGCTGTTGATGTGGAGAAATATGGGAACTCTTCTAAAGCTTTATGCTCTCCACACTTTCTGCACTCTTTAGTGCGTGTCTGCCCAGCTTGCCCCGATCTTATACTCTGAGTCCAGTTTACATCGAAAAGAGATAGCTGATTCAACATCCTTCATTGCACATGTAATTAAGAAGGCGGCCTGCTCCGCTTGTTCTGGTTCAACTGATAACTGCATCTCGTCGTGTACAAATGCCAACGGCCAATAATCAATACCTGCTTCCCTCAGCAGTTCGTTACTGCGGATGACCCACCGCTTGCAGATGATTGCCCCTGCTGATTGCAGAAGGTAGTTCAAAGCAGCGTGGCTTTTGCCTTGCAATCGAATTGGCCTACCGTCCAGGCCTGTGATGACCCCTGATTTGGCCTTTTCTTGAATGGCCTCTGTGAGCTGACCAAACCCGTCAAGGTCAGACATGATCCGTTTGCGGATCTCTTTGCCCTTGCTTATGGCTTTGTCCTTGCTGGCACCTGCCGTCAGTCCCAGCTTCATGTCACCACCCCCGTAGATCAGGCAATAGGTCACTCCCTTGCCTGTCTTCCTGTCAGTGCCATAGATCTCTGCCAGCGCGTTGTGGATGTCTCCCTCCACAACTTCCTTGCCAAACTTCCCACCATCAAATCTTGCTAGATAGTGGGCAAGGCACCTGAGCTCTAGACCACTGGCATCGGCACCAACCTGAGCCCTCTTAGGTCCTGGAATGAACAGCTCCCTATAGTCATGTGCTGACGGAACTTGAGCAAGGTTCGGCTTCATATGAGCCATCCTGCCTGTGTTGGTGTTCAAGACGCAGGAGTGGTGGATCCTGCCATCTTTCTCCACTTTCTTAAGCCAGGCGTTTTGACCCTCGCTCAATTGGCCTAGGTGTTTTTGTAGTTCCAGAATACGAGCGAATTTTTTCGACTCTATAGTTCCAAGGTTGACCAAGACATCTTCGTCGATCTTGGGAACACCAGTGTCAGTGAACTCTTCTGGCTTCCACCCTCTGAACTGTTTGAAGGCCCAGGCTATGTGCTGTCTGGAAGTCGGGTTGAACTCTTTGAGGCGGCAGAATGTTGCACCAGTTACATACCCTCTTGTTTTGTTGGGGCGTAGTGGTGTGAACTCACCTCCATCCACAAATAGAAATGTGGACCGCATCTCTTCGGAGAGCTGTTCAAGTTCAGACCTTAATCTTCCTTCCAGTGCGTGGGCCTTCTTTAGATCAAAGGGATAGCCCTCCCGTTCCTGCCAGGACATTAGCTTAGCCAGCTCATGTTCTGTCGTAATGCACTGTTCGTACTCTTTTAGCTTGGGCTCAAAGAGCTTGCTCAAGGCTACGGACACTTCTACGTCTTGAGCGCAGTAGTCCAGCATCTCAGGTGTGTAGGTTGACCAGTCACCTTTGAGTTGCTTGCCGTACTCACTCTTCAACACCCCTAGCCTGTAGCCCCAGGATTCCAGGGAGTGTCTTCCATAGAGCTGGGCTGGCATGTTGGCTGGTTTGCTTCTGAAATCCCGATCCAGCATGTCCATGAAGAACAGCCTTGAGAGGATCAGTGTGTCGTAAACCTTCTGTTCTGGGTTGAAGAACGGGTAGATCTCTTTGATGGCTTCAAAGTCATAGCCGACGATATTGTGGCCCCAGAGCTCATCAGCTTCAGCCAGGATGTTGATCCCGGTTGTGACTGATTCACGCAGCCCACTGTCGTCATACTTCAATGTCTCCCCTGTATCCAGGTCATGGGTGACCAGACAGTGAACACAGGAGAGGTCCCTGAGGAGTCCATCTGTTTCAATGTCAAAGACAAGTCTCATATGTTGTTGCGCAGGCGAAAGTCATGGATGTACGTCAAGGCCTTTTCCCACCACTCCTGAGGCAGCAACCGGGCTCCCACACGCCTTGCCACTTCATCACCGTTCTTATCCAGAATCAAAACTGTTGGATAGGTCTGGAGGTCGTAGCTGTGAACCAGGGCAGAGTGGTATTCCTTCTGCATGACATGGACTATCGGCCTTAACTCAGGCCGTTGCTGCAGTACAGCGTCCAACCCCTCTTCTGTTACTTTGCAGGGATTGCATTCCTGCTTCTTGAAGAACACCAACTTGTAAGGGATGCCCTCAAAAGTCGTCATAGGTAATGGGTGCGGATTGTTTGGTAGGTGATGCGGCTGCTTCCACCAGGCGGCCTGTTTCCTTGTCAAAGGAGAGCAGCCCAGCAGGCCCTGCAAGGCCGTTGAATCTGTTCTTGAGTACAACGAGCTCGGAGATGTTGTCTCCAGACGTTATGGACCGTTGTAGGGCTATTACGATGTCCGATAGCTGAGCGATGCTGTGGCTACCCCTGAGCTGGCCCATTGATACGGCTGCTCCGTCCTCATGACCCTTGTCGTTATGAGAGCGGCGTAGGTGGGAAACCAACAACAGCCCGATCTTTGTCTCTTCAACAAATGAGCGCAGTTTGGTCATCGTCACATCAATCAGCTTGCGCTCATCGTCTGATGCGTTACCAGATAGCAAGATGCTGAGGTGATCGAGGATGACCCACGACACACCCCTGGCTTTGACCATGAAGCGGATGTCATTGAGGATCACATCTGGATCTACGGAGCCAAAGCCATCTCGCAGGTAAATCAGCCCTGAACCCAGAGAGGCGTCAAAGCTGGCCTGCAGGTCATCGAGGGGGATCTCGTTGTTGAGATGCAGCGGCTTGTTAGCTTTGACCGTCATCAGCCGGAGGGCTGTCCGTTTGACGGATTCCTCCAGGGCGATGTAACCCACTGATTGCCCCTGATCCACCAGGGACATGGCAATCTCCCCACAGAAGGTGCTCTTGCCAATACCGGAGCCAGCGGTGATGGTCACCAGCTCGCCCCGCCTCAGTCCTGTGGTCAGGGTGTTCAGTCCTGAGTAGGGGTAGTCCGCATCCTTGCCATGTAGGGGGGTGCTGACCAGCTCAAACAACTCCCGCCCATCGATGATGGTCTGGGGTGTGTAGGCCCGCTTGTTGTAAATGGCTTGCCTGATGGCATCGCCATCACCAGCCTGCAGGGCCTCGGAAGCATCCTTGTAAGCCCCCAGAGCAGCCAGATAAACCCGATCAGGTGGGAACAGTTGGGCACATTCTTGTGCCGCCCTGGTGCCCGCCTCATCCCCATCCAGCATCAGGATGATCTCTTCAAAGCCCATCAGCCACTTGAGCTGATGCCTCAGGTCTTTGACTGCTGCAGCGGCCCCATTGGGGACGCTTACCACCGGCCAGGTGGGCCGTGTCTGGTAGACGGAGAGGCAGTCAATCTCGCCTTCTGTAATTACGATGGACTTACCGGATCCCCAGAGCTGTTGCCCGAATAGCTGATGTTCAGTGTTAGTACCGACCCAGCGAAAGGTCTTTTTCTGATCACGCTCCTTGTAACCAACAACAGCCCGAGCTGAGCTGTAGTAAGGGAAACGAAGAACAGGACCCGAATCAACACGCACGTTAAATTTACGGCAAGTCTCTTCGGTAATTTTCCGAGATCTAATCGCCGCGATCTCACCCTCATAGTGCATTGTGTGTTTGGTGGATTGGTGGCTAATAGGTTCACCAGTCCCTGCTTCGTAGGTGCGGCATGAAAAACAGAAGCCATGCCCGTCGGTGTAGCGGGACATGGCATCTGAGCTGCCGCAGTGAGAGCAGGGTTCGTGTCTTACAAACTCTGATTCACTTGAGCAAGTATTCATCCGAGAGTTCTACATAGTCACGCAGAACCCCTACAATCACTTCGTAGGGGACACCCTCGTCCTCAAGCTGCTCCACCAGTTGGTCGAGTCGTACAAACAGAGCATCAATGGAATCAGTCATCAGTTCTCCTGGATCAGGGTGTACAGGTCTTGGCTGAATTGCTGGTACCGTTCAGCCGCCTGGCTGTGGTAGTCCTTCCAGCTTTTCAAAGCATTCACCAGGCCCTGCAGACAGTTCGCGCTGTAGTCAGTGGCACCCGCCACCTGGGTATCGCCAACGTCGCAGAGAATGTCGCTGAAGTGTTCCTCGTAGTATTCAACTGTTCCCAGTTGATGTGGTTTGTAGGTCATTGGTAAGCCAGGTTTGTGGGATGTCGGGATAGAGGCACCAGGGGAATCCATGCTTGTTGCACCAGTCCCCATAGGTGCTTTTGCTGCTTTTGGTTAGCGTGTTGTTGCGCTGAAATATGAAGCGGATATCTAGTTCCGGGTGTTGAGCTTTAACGGCCAGCATCTTCCTCCTGTCCGATGGCTTAAAGAAACCCTTGCATTCAAGGATCACGCCATTGGTCAGAAAGAAATCCGGTGTGTATTTGGACTCAAGGGTATAGCTGAACTTCTCTGCCTCATAGAGGTAGGGAACGTTTAACTTCTCGAAGTATTTAGATACCCGCTCCTCCAGTCCGGAGCGGAGATCAGCCATCAGAAGTCGTAGCTGTCTTCTTCGCTCTCCACACGGCGCACCGCCGGGGAGCTGGCCCGGTAGCCCTTGACCTCCCCAAAGATGGAGGACACGTCTTCAGGGCTCAAGGTGCCGGAGTCGATGGCCCCGCTGCCGGTGACCAGCTCGATGATCTGCACACCCAGCACCTTGAGGGTGGTGCCAAGGGAGGGTTTGGTGTACGGGGACTGCTGCACGATCAGGCGGACCTTGGTCCCCTTGCGCACATCCCGGAGCACGGACTGCTCCACCGGATCCCCGGCGGAATCGACGAACACGGGCTCCACCCGGTTGGTCTCGCCCCCGTAGCTGTACTTGACCAGGCCCTCCTCGTCCCACTTGGCGGGGTTGATGGCCACCCGCTTGGGGTTGTCCACCTTGGACTTGGCCCAGGTCAGCAGCTCCTCGCGGTCCGCTTCGGCCTGCTCCAGCACGTCCGCTGGTAGCCGAAAGGAGAAGCTCCGGTTGTTGTACTTGCCGGAATCTTCATACACGTTGATGTAGCCGTCCAGCACAGCGTCAAAGACGTAGCGGTTTTTCATGGTCGATTAGATGGTTTGGTTGTGGTAGTGGAATCGAAAACTCAGCGCCCTTGGCCCCGGTAGGGCTTCTGTCCGCGCTTGGGCAGGCTGTGCAGGCCGGTGCCCTGGTGGGTGCGCTTGGGCGGCCCTGGGACGTGCTCACGCCGGGCTGTCGTCTTCGTTGGTGAACTCTTCTTCTTCATGGAATCTGGACCAGTGGGTGGGCTCGGGATAGCGGGT